ATGATATTTTGTCAAGGCAGGCTGGAGTTATTATTAATCCTAACAAAGAACTTCTTTTTAATTCAGTTTCTCTCAGAGAATTTGGATTTAGTTTTGTATTTACTGCAAGAAGTAAACCTGAGGCCAATGAAATAAAAAAAATTATTCATGCGTTTAAAAAATACTCCGCACCAAAAACTGGTTCAACCGGATTTTTCTTAGCATCTCCAGATGTCTTTCAAATATCATATCTACATCAAGGAAACCAAGAACACCCATTCTTGAACAAATTTAAGGTAGCTGCTCTTAAGAGTGTGAATGTTAACTATACTGGAAGTAGCACTTACTCTACATATACTGATGGTACGCCAACACATATTATTATGTCTTTATCATTCTCTGAGATTGAACCAGTATACTATGAAGACTTTATGGATGAAAAAGGAATGTTAGGTACGGGATACTAATCATGGCATATTATTTCAGAAGGATACCAAATTTTACTACCTCATCAAGATTGAATAACAGAAGTTCAAATCTTGATACCACAGAAGTAAAAAATATTTTCAGAAGATTCAAGTTAAGAGATGATATTGCATCAGACTTTGCTGCTTTTGAACAATATAACATTAAAGGTGACGAAAGACCTGACCAAGTTGCCGATCTTTTCTACGATGATCCAACTTTAGACTGGGTAATTCTTACAACAAATAATATTATTGATCAAAGGTATTCTTGGCCTATGTCTGATTATGAATTATATGAATATGCTTATAAAAAATATGGTGAAGATATCAATGCGATTAAACATTATGAAACTTATGAAATCGTAGATTCTTCAGATACAGAAAGAGTTGTTCTTGATGCTGGATTAATTGTTGATGCAAACTTTACTTTCAAGTTTTATAATCCAACCACACAAAGTTATTCTGAATTGTCTAATGAGTTTGTTGCAAAACCAATTACAAACTGGGAGTACGAAACTAGACTTAATGATGAAAAGAGAACAATTATAATTCTTAGAAGGACATACCTAGATAGAGCAATTCTTGATAGCATAAGAGAGCTCAGATATAAAAAATCTTCAGATTACATAAGTAGTAACCTGAAGAAATCTTCTAATATTAGATTAGGTTTCTAAAATCAATCTTCAGCAAGTTTCTGAAAATAAGAGAGAGCATCATCTTCATCTTCATCCCGCTTTGTTGGGGTGAGATTATTCAGTTGCTCTTTGATATCAGAGGGTAGTTCACCAGTCTGTGCTGTTTGATTGAAGTTAGGTGAGAAAGAACCACGACCTTCGCTCTCATCTTCAAGTTCTTCATCGTAACGAGGACGAGAAGACTTTTGTCCAAGAACCATTTTCAGTCGAGTTTCAAGTTGCTCATAAGTTTTGAACTGATCTTCTGCGGTGATTGCTGTAAGGGAATACTGTTTCTTCCAGATGGCTTCAAGAGCATCGTCGTCATCCAGGAGTGGTGCAACGCGATCAAATTCTGAGGAGTCATAGTTCCAATAACCAGCGACTTTTTTCAGTTTCAGTTTAAAGTTAGCACCCTGCCAGAAGTCAAAAGGATTAATTGCTTCTTCATCTTCAAACTCAGGTTGCATAGCTTCCATGATCTTGTCAAAGATCTTTTTACCGAACTTGTAGAGAAAGACTTTGCCTTCGTTCTGTGGGTTTGCTTTATCCTGAACTACATAGATGTTACTGTAGTAGGACAGTTTACGCTTTTGCTTACGGACAGTTTCTTTATCGGCCTCATTGCCACTGTTCCAGAGTTCACGGTTGTACTCGCCGAGAGGATCTTTCTGACCAATAGTAGTCAGAGAGTTTTCAATGTACCAACCACCAGGGCCTTGGAAGGCGTGGGAGTACATCTTTGCCCAGGGGAGTTCTTCTCCATCAGGAGCAGGGAGGAAACGGATGACGGCATAACCATTGCCAGTCTTGTCCATTTCAGGTTTCCAGAGACGGTCATCTCCACCGCTGCTGGTATTATTCATTTTCTCTACTTCCTTGACCAGTTTAGAAGTCAGGGAACCAAGAGAGGATTGCTTTTTAAGATTTGAGAAAGACATAGGATTAATTAGATTTGTACGTATTTGGCTTGTGGGTGTACTTCGACACTATAGTTCTTTTTCTAGGACTCGTCAAGTGCTTTACGCATCATTTCGATTGACTTGGACATTTGCTCCAAGATAACAACAATATTTTTATCTGAGTCGAGACCCATCATTGAGGCAGAGTCAATGATTCTCTGCTTCAGTTTTTGGGCCTCGGGATCATCAGATAAACTCAACCTAGTATAAAGAACTTTTTGTTTTTCTAAGAGGCGAGATAGAAGATCGATATGTTTAATTTTATCTTCCTTAGTCATAGAGTAAAAAGAAAACATGCTGGTATAAACTTCTTGTTGAAGCTGACCAACTTCTGTCATCTCTGCTCGGACTACTTCAGAATCAAAAAAACTCATTCTTCTTCAATCTCATCTTCTTCAACTACTTCATCAACAATTTCTTCAACTGATTTGGATTCTTCGATTTGCTCAAGAACATCAATCGCACCAGCAACTCTCAAAAGAGTATTTGATATTGACTGCATTTGAACATTAAGTTCCTGCATATTTTTTTCAAGTTCTTCTTTTCTTCCTTTCAAAGTTTCAAGAACTCTATCGTTTTCAAGTGCCATAAACAACCTCTTTTAGAATTTTTTTGTATCGGAATACATCGATATTTAGGAAAGGAGAATACTTTCGCATTCTCATACTTACGGTTTCCCACACCGGGTCTTGCAACCTTTTGTCAAAGTTAGATCTGAATCCAAGAATTTTATCAAGTATTACAAGAGTTTCGATTGAGAGATCACCAGCCAAATATTTTTTAAGTATTGGTGGGTGGCCACTCACCCTTGCAAATATAGAATCTAAATTAGAATTTGCAAGAACTTTTTCGACTTCTTCTCTGAAGACATAAGAGAGAGACTGATTTCTTTTCTTCCATGAAGTATATCGGTCTTCGCCCTCTCTTATCATTTCACCAATCCAAAGTTTGCTTGGATCAGTACAAGTAATAAAATTTGAGACAAAAAAATCGACGACTTCTTTGTCTTCTTTCTGTCGAGCTAGTTTCTCAAACCAGAAGCGATCTTTACGCTTATAGAATGATTGAACTGTTGCTCGACTCTTTCCACAATACTTATGATAATCGTATTTTTCTTTTGTAAAATGATTTTTTAAGGACAAATAACAACGATAAGCATCAAAGGGCATCATTTTAAAGTGGTAGTTTTGCTCGTGAAGTCCTCTTCAGAAAATTAAGTTCCATAGCTTCGTACTTAATTTTCTCTTTCAGGGGTTTAGAAATAAGTTTAGGAACTGAATCGAACTCAATATTATTATTTTCGCAGAATAAAACAATAGCATCAATATAACTCATATTAGAGTCCTTGACCATATTCTCTATCTCTTGTGCGAATTTGGTAGGGCAGAAAAACTTCTTTTCTAGTTCCTTCTTTAATTCATTTGACATTACTTGTCCCAGTATGGTGATGTACAAATTCTTTGATGTATCTAACTAATAGCTTAATATACTCGCCTTTGTTACGTTTGTCAAATACTTTAACCTCACCACTAGGAGTTACCATGATGGTGATTAATTTTTTGACAGAAATACCAGTTAGCTCATAATATGCGGAAGCATAAAACATCTCTTGGACAAAATAATTTTCCAACCATTTCTCAGGTTTAATCTTTTCAGATGTTTTAAAATCTATGACTGCAAGTTCTCCTTCATACTCTGCGATGCAGTCTACTCTTCCAGCCAAACCAAGATACTCAGAATAAAGAGTTCTCTCGATAGCATGAATATTATTTATCTTGTCCAAATAAGGGCGAGCATGGGCGAACATAAACTTGGTGAGTGGTTTAAATTTATTCCAATCAATCTCATCATTCTTCATGTAAACTTCTACAGCTTCATGAAAGTCTGTCCCACGACTAGTTGCCCTTTTAGTAACACGATTTGCTTCTTCAATACCAACTTTCTTGCGCCACTTCGCAAAAATCTCACGATTATAAAATGAAGTTACGGAAGTAATAGATGGCACCCACTCTCCATTTGGGAGATTATAGAGACGGATGTCACCAGTATGTTTTGCTTCCAATTCAAGATCACCGAGATGATTTACATAATTAAATTTCATAGTGATTACAGATTAAGCTCCATTTTTGCGGTGAGATATTCTTTAACTAGACCAGATCTTACAACATCTTCAATACCAAATTCGATACATTCAAAGGATTCCATAGTCCTAAGAATAGAAAGAAAGTCTACAATACCATTCCTTTCATTGGCCTTATTCAAGTCAGACTGACGAGCATCACCACAGAACATAATTTTACTACTCTCACCCACACGGGTAATAATAGAATCAAGTTCGTGAAAGTTTAAGTTCTGGAATTCATCAACAATAATAATAGCATTGTCTAATGTTGTACCGCGAAGGAAGGATGTACTCCAGAATCTAATTGTCTCTTGAGCCTTGAGATTTGAATATAGCATTTCAAAGTCTGCATCTGAAGGCATTTCAAACATATACTTCACCATATTTTTATATGGAATCTGATAGATGTCTGCCTTGTCTTCATGGGTTCCGGGAAGGAAACCAATCTCTCTAGTGGCTACTAATGACCTTACAACATAAATTTTTTCATATGGAGTATACTGATCAAGGACCTCTTTCATCGCATTATAGAGAGTGATAAAAGTTTTACCTGTACCCGCAGCACCATAAGCGACAATATTTTTCTCTTTCTTATATGCATCAAAGAGTAAACTTTGATTATCTGTAAGAGGTTCAACATTTAAAAGAAAGTCCGAACTGATCGGTTTCTTTCTCTTCATTTGTTTTGCAGTTAAACCGTATCCAACTGGTTGGTCAGAGGTAACTTTCTTTCTTCTTGGCATAGAATTTAAATTTTCTTTACTTTAGAACGCGGAGCTTTGGATGCTTTATCTAGGACTTCATTCCATCCAGGATTTTTGTTGACGAGTCGATCTTTCCACTCACCAACTTCACCCGAAGCAGGACATGTGGCGGGATCAGACCAATCTCTGTCCCATTCTGGATTATCAGTTTTCCACTTGTCCCATTCATGAACACTAAGTTTCACTTCTTTTTGCTCACCAGTTTGTTTATTGATAACAGGATATGTAGCCATAATTAATTCAATTTGTAATATTTATTCAACCCACCCCATCGCTTCTGCGACAGCAGGAAACTGCTCACAAAAGATTTCCTTAGCACGGTTAGCAATGTCCATGTGCTCCTTCTGTGTGCCGTTGGCCGAGCGCAAATCAATATAATGAATCCATGATCGGACTGATCCTGTCATGTAGAGTCTGGTCGGTGTGGCTAGGGGGAGAACGAACCTGGCACATTCCTTTGCGATGTCAGCATCAAGCAGCTGCTGATAAAGTTTCATACCTTCTTCAAAGTGCTTCCTAATTTTAATCTGGAACTCTTGACGAACAAACGGGTCAATATCATCAATAGAATTTTGACGATTCTTGGTGTCTTGGCGGCGGAGTTCTGGGAGTGGGATCGTCTCACCCAATAAGGAGGAATCAGCATAGCGTTGCGAAAATTCTTGATATGTGAAAGACCTATGTCGAAGCACTTGGGCCGCAATTCCCCGTGTAGTATTCAACTCTAGAGTCATTGTTGCCTGCTCAAAGATGCTCCAATGTTGATGCTTGATACAATATCTGAGGAGACCTGCAAACTTTTCATTCTCCTGGTTGTTTGGATTACTTACGCGAGCACAATAGGCCATGTGCTTCTCTGCATCAGGAGTAACAGAGATAAGTTTTACTAAATCAGTCTGGGTAGCCATCATCGTCATTAAATACTTCGTCGTAATCAGTTATGAAATTTGCAGCAGGATCATCGTAATTCTCTTGCCGTGTTGTATAAGCATCAACATCTGAATAAACTTCAGACTCCAATGCTTCAACAAGAAGTTTTAGATTCCGTACTATCAATTTAAGTCTGTCTCTTTCCATAAGATAGTATAGTTTCAACTAATTATAGACAAAAAAAGAGGGCCCGTCAAGGTCCTCATTTAAATACTTTCCAGCTTGATACGCCCAGTGACTTTAAGTTAATCCACTTAGCATAAGTTACTCCACGATACGTTAAAAGTCTAAAGACCCTATCAGGATCGTGAACTTCTGGATTATAATCTGAAAGATCATAATAAAGTTTGATCTTCAGCATTTATTTTTCCCTCAGTGTTTATAAAGAAGGACGAGTTCACCATACAATAACGACATAATAACAAAACAACTTAAGGATAAGAGCCCAGTTAATTGTAGTGCTTCCATAGTTCCTCACTTAGTGTAGGTACGACCACGGTAGCAGAAGGTGCCGTGAGACTCCTGTCCTGCCTTACGAACGTCACACTTTACACCACGATATGCAGTGTGAGTAATCCGTGCGTCATGCAGAGCTGCTGCCTTGTTGATTTGCTTTTTGATGATAGTAAGTGTGTTCATTGGTTTTCTCCTGAAGTAGTTGGATTTTTAGGTCCGTTCCTTCAGTCGTTTGCGTCCCATTTGCAGTGATAGTTAAAATCTTGAATGACTTCAATGAGTTCTAACTTTTGTTCTTTATTCAAATTTGCCCCATCGACACGGCTAATCATTTTAGCCACATCTGTGCAGGACATATTTGCATAAAATAACAAATCAAGCATGGGATGAACGCTCCGTTCCGCGACTTACTTGCGTCTTATATCAAACCAGTACACTCGCCTTGAACTTTACTCCTAAGATATCTAATTAGAAAAACTTTGGAGTTATAGTCCAACTTATCATCTTCTTGTATCTCAAGAGATCTTGTCATCCACCTTTCACATGACATGTGCCAGTTGTAAGGTTTAGTCAAATGATCTGCATGAGATGCTAAGATGGTTAGTGCGAGTAGAATGCTTGGCATAAGATGAACGTATGAGGTTATTATAACCCTTACAGCCTATATAGTCAACTAATTATGTAACACATAATACAATTTAATGTTTTGTTATGAAAACATTTCATTATCAGACATGTACTTGAGTGTTTCTTTTAGAGTTCCTCTATGCTTGAGTCCTATGGCAATCTGAGGGTATTCAGATTCGCTTCCGAACTCTGCTCTGAATTGTCTATCACTAAAGTCAACACCGAGTAAGAACTCTTTCACTTCTTGTCCACATGCCTCAAGAACCATTTTTGCTCGTTCTGATTCTTGGCCACCGTTACTATAAACTAATGCTTCCATCAATCTCGTTGCCTCCAGTCATCAGGTTTATCTTGCTTAAACCAATCTCTAATATCATCCGCACCATCAAATCCAGTTTTGTAATTAGAAGGATCTGGATCACCTAAACCCATCTTATTCATAAAATCGTCTACACTGCCCTCTTGAATATCTTGAGAAGCCTGGCGTCGTGCTTTATTCAACCAGTCTCTTGCTGTTGTATGTGCCTTGGCAAGTTTTTCTACCCAGATCATATCAGATAGAGAGACTTCTTCTTTATTTGCTATTTGTCTACAGATTTTTTCTAGTCTGAGTCTATACTTGGTAGATAGCATTTTAGTCTCGCAGTTTGTGCTCTAGATCTTCGAGTTTATGGTACTCTGCATGTGCTCGGTCTTGACGCTCACACACTATATTTAGAATGTCATCCATGATAATTTCGTTTTCAACACCATCATCAAGGTACTTGTAGATAGCTTCTTTCAAGTACCTATGTCTATGCCATTCAGGTGAATATGGTTTGTAATGCATGATAAAAAGGATACTTAATTAGATCATATACGTATTTTAAAAATTTGTCAACGTTCAATTTGACCTATCTTATGATGACCTGCTTTCATCATGTCAATAATTTTATGACATCCTAGTTCAGGCCTACATTCTCCACAAGTATAGATATCTACAGCAGCAGTTCCCTTTTCAGGCCAAGTGTGTATACTAATATGACTCTCTGATAAAAGAGCTAAAACAGTTACTCCCTGAGGATGAAACTGGTTTGAAATTACTTTCAGTAGTGTAGCCCTAGTCGAAAGTGCTGCCTCAGTAATAACCTGCGTCAAAAACAATTCATTATTTAAAATATCAAAGGGACAATCATATAGATTCAAAAGATAGTGTTTACCCATGTCACAGAGGATTATCCTCCACCTCCGTGACCATCTTACTGATCACTTCTTCAGTGCCGTCCATAGTTTTAATGGCAAATAATGAAGACTTCTGATACTTCTTGAGTTTTTTATATTTTTTCAAAAGTTTGTCCATATCTTCTTGTGGAAGATTGAACTCAACATCAAATCCGTTGCTCATTTCTTTTTCTCTTTGTTCTTTGATTCATAACCCCAGAGTTTTGGATTGACTTGACCATAACCAAAGTCAATTTTCTTGACAACTCCTGGGCCATATGCATCATAGTACATATCAAATAACTCTACAGTT